GGCTCGACGTGCGCAGTGCTCGCTGCTGGCGGCATGGGCTTCCGCAAGGGCGGGCCGGTCGACGACTCGGGACAGCTTGAGAGCTGGGGCGCAGCCGGGCCGGGCAAGACGATGACCGTCTACGCGAGCCGCGATCACGTCTGGATCGAGTTCAAGACCTCGAACGGCACGCAGGACTTCACGACCTCGAACTACGGCAAGGGCTTCACCGGCCCCGGCTTCGAGAAGGCAGGCGTCGTCAACAAGAGCGGCTACGTCGCTCGACACTGGCCGGGCACGTAGTGGCGATCGAGCTGAGCGATCTCTTCACGCCCGACGCCGCAGGAGTGCCGGTGTCGGCCGTGCACGCGACGATCGCGAATACGCCGACGTCGTCGAGCGATGAGCTGTACGTGCTCGTCGACGCGTACGACGGCAGTCAGCAGCAGTGGGGGCCGTGCCGCTGGGTGCCCGCAGGCGGGCTGCCGAGCGAGGGCGACGACTGCTTGCTCGTGCTCGCAGAAGACGACGGCGCACCGTGGGTGCTGACGAGCGCGACCGAGGCCGGGGGCGGCTCGGGCGATCTCAGCTTCGTCTTCACGCAGCTCTCAGCAGCCGCGACGTGGAACGTCGTGCACAACCTCGGCAAGTACCCCTCCGTCTCAGTCGTCGACACGGGCGGGAATGAGCTGCTGGTCACCGTCCTCTACATCGACGCGAACACGCTCACGATCTCGCTCGCGTCGCCGACCTCGGGAAAGGCGTACATGAACTGATGCCGACCCTCGGCTCTCACCTCAACTTCGCGCAGCTCGAAGCACGCAGCATGCGCGTGCACCAACTCAGCGCAGCACCCGCGTCGCCCGTGACGGGGCAGCTCTACTACGACACCACCGCGAACGCTCTCTACTGGTGGAACGGCACGGCGTGGATCAGCGCGAGCGGCGGCACCCCGCCCGACGCGACTGCGTCGACGAAGGGCGTCGTGCAGCTCGCAGGCGATCTGACCGGGACCGCCGCTGCACCCGCAGTCGCGACGGGTGCGATCACGAGCGCGAAGATTCTCGACGGCACGATCACCGACGTCGACGTCGCAGCAGCGAACAAGGACGGCGTCGTCGGCACTGCGTCGCTGCGCACGCTCGGCGCGGGCGCGCAGCAGGCGATGCCGGGCAATCGCACGCTTGACGCGATCACCGCGCCTGCGGCCGACCTCAACCTCAACAGCCACAAGATCATCAATCAGCTCGACCCGACGAGCCCGCAGGACGGCGCGACCAAGAACTACGTCGACGGGCTGATACAGGGGCTCGCGTGGAAGCAGCCCGTGCGGGTCGTCTCGACGGGGAACATCGCAGGCGGCGGTCCGATCGGCGGCGCGCAGACGATCGACGGCATCGCGCTCGCGAGCGGCGACCGAGTGCTCGTCGTCGGGCAGTCGACGCCCGCGAACAACGGCATCTTCACCTGCAACACCGGCTCGACGTGGGGTCGCGCCTTCGACGCAGACGTCGGCTCTGAGCTGCTCAACGCGGCCGTCTTCGTCGAGCAGGGCACGACCTACGCCGACACCGCGTGGGTCTGCACGACCGACCCGCCCATCACGCCCGGCACGACTGGGCTGACCTTCGTGCAGTGGTCCGGGGCGGCGCAGATCACCGCCGGGAACGGCCTCACGAAGACCGGCAACACGCTCGCCGTTGGCGCGGGCACCGGCATCACCGTCGGCCCCGGCGTGACGTCGATCGACTCGACGATCATCCCGCGCTACTACTCGTCGGCGACGCACGCAGCAGGCACGACGTGGACGATCACGCAAGCGACGCACGGCTGCAGAGCGGCGCAGGGGCTGCACGTGCAGGTACAGGACGCGACGAGCGGCAACATCGAGCTACCCGACGTCTCAGTCTCGGGCACGGGCGACGTCACGATCACGTACGCCGCCTCGGTCGCGGCCAACTCGAAGCGCGTGACGATCGTCGGCTGATGCCGCAGATCACGGGCACGCTCATCCCGCCGCAGCTCTCGGCGGCACCAGCCAGCCCGGCGCAGGGGCAGCTCTACTACGACACGACGACGAGCACGCTCTTCTACTGGAACGGCTCGGCGTGGGTCGCAGCGTCTTCGCTCGGTGGCGGCGTCCCGCCGACTCGCACGGTCTACCTCAGCGGCTCGGGCACGTACACCCCGCCTCCGGGGTGCAAGGCGATTCTCGTCGAGTGCGTCGGCGGCGGCGGCTCGGGCGGCAGCGTGGCAGGCGTCGCGAGCGCGAGCGGCGTCGGGGGTGCCGGGGCGGGCGGGAGCTACGCGAACAAGCTCATCGCAGGTCCGGCCGCGAGCTACGCGTACGTCGTCGGCGCGGGCGGCGCTGCACCCGCAGCGGGCGCGAACAACGGCAACGCTGGCGGCGACACAACCTTCGGCGCGACGGTCGTCGTCGCGAAGGGCGGCGGCGGCGGCAACGGCATCACCGCGAGCACGATCTACGAGGGCGCTGCAGGCGGCGTCGCACAAGCTGGGTCGGTCGGCGACGTGACGATCGCTGGCTCAGACGGCACGACAGGGATCAGTCTCAGCGCGACTGCGCAAGTGCCGTCACTCGGAGGCGCAGCGGCGAGCGGCGGCGGCTCGACGCGGCCGGGCAACTCGCTCAGCACGGGCGGCGGGGCGGGCAAGGCTCCGGGCGGCGGCGGGACGGGCGCAGCAGCGAACTCAGCGACGTCGCAGCCGGGCGGCGCAGGCGCGGGGGGCATCATCGTCATCACCGAGTTCTACTCGACGACGCCGACGATTCCGGCCTGCCGCGTGCGCAGTAGCGCTGATCTCGCCTGCGCGAACGCGGCCACGACGGCGCTCGCCTTCTCAGTCGAGGACTACGACAACGCCGGGATGCACGACCCCGTGACGAACAACAACCGGGTCACGATCGCGAGAGCGGGCCTCTACCGCGTGGACTTCACCGCGATCTTCACCGCGACGGTGGTCGGGAATAGCTACCTGCGCCTCCGAAGAAACGGGGCAGTCGAGGCCGATCACTCCCCGATTTTCGCCACGGGCAACTTGCAGACGCGCGTCGCGTGCGGCTGCATTATGAAGTGCGCAGCGGGCGACTACATCGACGTCGGCTACTTCAACAACACGGGGGGGTCCGTGACGGTCACCTTCTCGGCCCCGTCGAGCGCAGCGCTCATGGTCGCCTACCTCGGGACGGATCAGTGACCGATCTCCCTCACTTTTCACTGCCTTTTCGCTTCGTGAATCCGCAAGCGGCGACGACTGAGCAAGACTCGCTCGACGAGATCGCCGACTGCGTGTTTGCGGTCCTGATTTGCCCCGTCGGCTTCCGCGTCGAGCTGCCGCTCTTCGGGCTACCTGACCCGACCTTTTCGATGCCGCAGCCTGATCTCGATCAGATCGCGCAAGCGATCGAGACGTGGGAAGAGCGCGCGAGCCTCGTGCTCGACGAGCAGCCCGCCGCCTTCGACGAGCTGATCTCGCACGTGCAGACGCTCGTACAAGCCCGATCGGAGGACTGAGCGATGACCGCCTACATACCGCTACCGATCGACGTCGAGCCGGTCGACATCGAGGGCGACGCCTTCGACTACATCGCGGCGCAGGTGCCGGGCTGGACGCCGTCGCCGGGCAACCTCGAAGCGTGGCTGATCGAAGCGCTCGCGCAGACGGCGGGCGAGCTGCGCTCAGTCGCAGCGGTCGTGCCGGACACGATCTTCGAGTATTTCGGCGCGTCGATTCTCGGCCTGCCGCCCTACGCGGCGGTGCCCGCGACCGCGATCACGACGTGGACGCTGCAAGACTCGCACGGCTACACCGTCAACGCGGGCACGGTGATCGCGCTCACCCCGAGCGGCTCGCTCGACTCGTACGCCTTCCAGCTCGTCGCCGATCTCGTCGTACCGCCCGGCACGCACATCGTCTCGGGCGTGCAGTGCGACGCAGTGATCGCAGGCTCTGCGGCGAGTGGCCTCACCGGCTCGATCGCGATCATCGACCAAGTCGTATTCGTGACGTCGGTCACGCTCGACTCGCCGACCTACGGCGGCGCAGACGACGAAGCCGACGACGCGTACCTCTCGCGGCTCTCGGCGCTCTTGACGCTGCTCACGCCGCGCCCGATCCTGCCGCAAGACTTCGCGCTGCTCGTGCAAGACGAGATCGAGGGCGTCGCACGCGCGACCGCGATCGACCTCTACAACCCCGGCCCGCCCGTGGCGACGAACACGCCGCGCTGCACGACCGTCGCGATCTGCGACGTCAACGGCAACGCGTGCAGCAGCACGATCAAGAGCGAGGCGCTCTCGCTGCTGCAGTCGTCGCGCGAGATCAACTTCCTCGTCTTCGTCGTCGACCCGACGTACACCACGATCGACGTCAGCTTCCACGTGCAGTGCTTCCCCGGCTTCGTCGACACCGACGTCGAGGCGCTCGTGCAGTCAGCCGTGCAGAGCTGGCTCTCGCCTGCGAACTGGGGACTGCCGCCCTATGGGGACACGAGCGGGCGCTCGTGGGTCAATACGACGAGCGTGCGCTACCTCGAACTCGCGCAAGTGATCGCCTCGCTCGCAGGCGTCGCGTACATCGTCTCGCTCACCTTCGGCGTGCACGGCGGCGCGCTCGGCACGGCCGACGTCGCGCTCAGCGGGGCCGCACCGCTCACTCAGCCCGGCACCATCACCGGGGTCGCTGATCCGGGTTGAGCACGCCGCCGCCAGAAGCAGCCGTCGAGTACCCGACGCTCGACCGCTCGAAGCTCTCGGGCACGCCGCCGTACCCGAAGCAGAGCGACCTCAATCTGCAGGCGCTGCTGCGCAGTGCGCGCGACATCGCGCCGCCGACTGCTCTGCTGCCCGACACCTTCGCCGCCCGGCTGTACGCGATGCTCGAACCGCTCGCGCAGCTCGACGCAGACGCAGGCTGGTCGCTGCTGATCCTGATCAACGCGATCGGGGGCATGTTTCAAGAGGTCGAGACGTGGGTGCGCGACACGCCCGACGGGCCGGGCTGGTCGCCGCTGCTCGACCTGACGCGCTGCCCCTCCGAGGCGCTGCCGTGGCTCGCGCAGTTCGCGGGCGTGCGCATCCCCGGTGGTCTGACCGACGCTGAGCAGCGCGCGTGGATCGCGTCGACGTCGGGCTTCTGGCGAGGCACGACGAGCGCGCTGATCGGCGCAGCGAAGGCGACGCTGACGGGCACGCAGACGGTGCTCTTCCGCGAGCGCTACGGCGGGCCGGTGACGTCGCCCGAGTACGCGTACTACCTGACCGTCAACACGTACACCAGCGAGACGCCCGACGCTGCTGCGACGAAGGCGGCGCTGCTCTCGCAGAAGCCTGCCGGGATCGTGCTCGTCTACGCGACCGTCGCCGCGTCGTCGTACAGCGCCGTTTCGCTCTCGTACGCGACCTACACCGCGCTCGGCGCTGCGTTCCCGACCTACGGCGCGCTCGCGGCGAGCTAAGGAGGAAGGACGATGCCAGCGACCCCGAAGTTCGGACTGCGCTACCCGAACGAGACGGACACGCCCGACGTCCCGCGCGACATTCACAACCTCGCGAGCGACGTCGAGACTGCGCTCGGGCCGGGCACGACACCGCCGACGGGCATCGCTCCGGGCGAGTGCGAAGTCTGGACGGGCAGCGCATGGGCGCGCTCGACGATTCAGAAGCTCGTCGCAGCGAGCCTCGTCGGCTATCCCGCCGACGCGACGAAGTACCTCGCGGGTGACGGCTCGTGGCCGACGCTGCCGCTCACGCCGCCCGGCGTCGTGAGCCAGTACGCGGGCGCGAGCGCCCCGGCAGGCTGGCTGTTCTGCGACGGCTCGCCAGTCTCGCGCTCGACGTACGCCGCACTCTTCGCCGCGATCGGCACGACGTACGGCATCGGCGACGGCTCGTCGACCTTCAATCTGCCCGACCTACGCGGCAAGGTCCCGGTCGGCAAGGCGGCGTCGGGCACCTTCGCAGCACTCGGCTCGATGGGCGGGGCCGAGACTCATACGCTCGCGATCGCCGAGCTGCCGTCGCACGATCACGGCGGCTCAGTCGCAGCGATCTCAGCAGGCACCCCGAGCGGCGCAGTCGGCTCGACATTCGCGGGCACCCCGCTCGGCACGCACTCGCACAACTTCACCGGCAGCGCCCTCCCGACTCACACTCACGCCTTCACGGGCAGCGCGCTCGCCGGGCACTCGCACGTCTTCACTGGCTCGGCGCTCGCTGCTCACACCCACGCCTTCAGCGGCAATACCGTGCCCGACCACCATCACAAGCTGACGGCGAGCGCTCCGAACGACGTGCAGGTCGTCTACAACGCGCATGCTCGCGACGGCGGCACGATCGCGGTCGTCGACGTCGCCGGGGCGGCGGGTGCGACGGGAGCCACGAACCTCCCGGCGTGGGGCGGCTTCGTCGACTTCTCCGATTCCTCGGCCGGGTCCGTCGGCGGCACGAACGCGAGCGTCACGGCGGGCACCCCGGCAGGTTCGATCAACAGCGTCAGCGCAGGCACCCCGGCAGGCACGAACGCCGCGATCTCGGCGGGCACCCCGGCAGGCACGATCGACTCGCAGAGCGCGGGCACCCCGAGCGGCACCGTCACGTCGACCTTCACGGGCAACGCGCTCGGGACGCACGCGCACGCGATCACTGCTCAAGGCGGCGGGGCAGCGATCAGCCTGCTCTCGCCGTACGTCGTCCTCAACTACATCGTGAAAACATGAGCGAGCAGCAGAGCGAGAACGGGCACGTCGACATCGGCGGCGACGAAGCGTGGCAGCAGCTCTGCGCAGCAGTCGCGAACTACTACAGCGTCGAGCCGGACGCGCTCTCCGGGCTAGTGCTCGCGGTCGAGTACGTCCATCCGAACGGGCTCCTGACGCTCGCGTCGTGCTGGTCGTCGGCGGTCCCGGTGTGGCGGCTCGAAGCGTTCGCTCGCGAGCTGCTCAAGCAGATCAGCCGCTCACTGCGGGAAGGAGTGACCGATGAGACGTGATCGAGACGACGACGTCGAGCTGGCGATGACCGAGGCCGAGTGGGAGCAGTGGGAACGCGAGCAGCCGGGACCGCGCCCCGATCCCGAGCACGAGCCACACCACCCCGACAAGACGCCCGACGAGAGCGAGGGCTGAGCCGTGGCGCTCAAGCGCAAGTGGATCGCCTCCCCGAACTACAGCTCGCGCGGCGGCTCGGGCGTGCGTCTGATCGTCCTCCATACGGCAGAGGGCGCGACGACGATCGAGTCGCTCGGCTCGTTCTTCGCGAACCCAGCGAGCGACGTCTCGTCGCACGTCGGCATCGACGACAAGGACGGCACGATCGGCGAGTACGTCAAGCGCGGCAACAAGGCGTGGACGGCCGCTGACGCGAACCCGGTCGCCGTGCAGGCCGAACTCTGCGGCTTCGCGAGCTGGTCGAAGGCGACGTGGCAGAACAATCACGCGCGCATGCTCGACAACGCCGCGCGCTGGGTCGCAGAAGAGTCGAAGCACTACGGCATCCCGATCACGAAGCTCTCAGCGGGCGCAGCGCAAGGCTCGGGCCGGGGCGTCTGCCAGCACCGCGATCTCGGCTCGTGGGGCGGCGGTCACACCGACTGCGGCAACGGCTTCCCGATCGACTTCGTGCTCGACAAGGCTCGCGACTACGCGAGCGGCTCAGGAGGGAGTGACGACTACATGGACCCGCCCGCATGGCTCTGGGACTGGCTCGACTGGTACTTGACGACGGACCGCGACCCCGCCAAGCGGCCCGATGCTGCGCCCGAGAAGATTCCCGACTGGGCGTGGAAGTATCAGGGCGAGGTCGAGCACATCGGCAAGCGCTACGGGATGACGAGCGGCGAGCGCGACTGGCTCGACTGGCTGCAGGGCGGCAAGCAAGGCCCGCGCCCAGACGTGCCCGAGACGATCCCGCCGCGCTGGTGGGACGACAACGAGTACGTCGTCGGTGAGCGTGCGAGTTGAGATCGCTGGGCCGGTCGCGGACGTCGCCGAGGTCGGCGAAGTAGACGACGGCGATGATCGTCGCGATCAGCGACGTGCAGGCGATCGTCTACTCGCTCTGCGCCGCCGTCGTCGTGATCGGGCTGCTCGCGCTGCTGCGCACGCTTCTACGGCGTGAGCCGACACCCTCACGCTGGCGGCGCTACCGGCTCGGCGTCTTCGTCGAGCGCGACCCGCAGAGCGACGGACGCACCGACGAGCCGTACGAGAGCTACCAGCGCTCGACGTCGACGCGAAGGGAGCGCAACGAAGACGATCGCTAAGAGCGCTGCCCTCGCGCAACGTGAGCCGTCCAAGCCGTCTATGCTCGGTGCGGGGGTCCCGTCAGCCGAAGGGGATCGACACGGAGTCGAGGCGCGCAGCCGCAGCGAGCAAGATCAGCCGCGCGATCGAAAGGATGGACGCGTGGTGCGAGCGCGTGCGTGCCCGGCTACGTCGCCGTTCCGATCGAGAGGTAGCGACTCGACCAGCAGAGCGACGTTCTCCCCGAGACGGTCGAGACGAGTAGCGACCCCAGCGAGCAGCTCGTAGTTCCTCGTGACCGCC